TTCGGAGTAGCCTATAGAAAGATGCAGAACTTCCTTCTCGAATCTCCTTGGTTCCTTAGACATGGTGAAGTCAGAGGTAACAAGGACAAGATCTACGTACCTGGTAAGAACATCAGCTTCGTAGTTGGCTCCAAGGAAGAACACGGCTTAGGTAAAGACATTTTCTGCTTGACTGGAGATACAAAGATCGTGACAAGTCAGGGGATCAAAACTCTGGAAGAACTGGAAGGAGAGAAGGTCTCAGTTCTCTCATTCAACATCGATACCGGACGATTCGAGTGGAGTCGACCATCTCTGATCATGGCTACCGGAGTTCGGGATGATATCTACGAGATTACCTTGGAAGATGGTTCGGTTTTCAGATGTACTGGTGATCACAAGGTCTTGGTGAGAAAGAACAATGGCTACGAATACGTAGAAGCTCGAAATTTGCGTGAAGGAGACGACATCGTCAGTTTAACTCCTGTGTCCTAACAAATCGCTTCCATAGTAGCCTTCCGTTCGGATTAAAATTCTCCCTGGAGGCTTCTCCTTTGAATCCTTTCGATTCCTCTAGGGAGGGATTCCATTAATGATCAGGAACAGTGATTACTTGTACGAGAATTATGGGGATAATACCATTGAAGAAGCTATCAGTCCGAATAACCGTGCAGGTCAAATCCGAGCTCTGTTTGCAAAAGGCCATTTAAAGAAGACGAAGAAAGGTACTCTGAGGTACATTAAACGTCCTGGGGCGTATAAAGGAATTTATGCAAAACGAAAGGCTAGGAAACTAGCTGCTATGAAGAAACAGCAGGAAGACTTGAAAAAGTTTCTTGATCAGTACGGCGTGTTCTTCCTAGACGAAGAAGGAAACATTCTCTCTATCTGATTTGGAGGTGGCTTTCTTGAAGGTTACCTCCGTTAAAAAACTTGAGAACTACAAACAAAAGGTTTACGACGTTGTGAACGCGACTCCTAATCACAACTTTGTCATCATACCTCATGGTTCTAACTCCGGAGTCGTTGTTCACAATTGTGGTCTCTTGGATGAGGTTGAATTCGTACCTGGGGCTTCCGTCAAGATGGAACAATCTCGGATCATGAGAATTTACCGTAACGTCAAGCGACGGATGGAAAGCCGTTACATGAGACGAGGGGAGCTCCCAGGTATTCTCTTTCTTGTTTCGTCTAAGAAGTCGGATATGGACTTCTTGGAGCAGTACATCAAGAAGATGAAAGGTCACCCTAACTTCTTTGTCGTTGATGAACCTCAGTGGCGAGTTAAACCTGCCAGTAACTACAGTGGAGAAACATTCCCAGTTGCAGTAGGCAACAAGTATCTCCCTTCCAAAGTCATTCAAGATCACGAGAACGTAGAAGATTACATCCGTCAGGGATACACTGTCATCGATGTTCCGGTCGAGTATCGCCAAGCCTTCGAGCTGGACGTGAATGCCGCTCTTATGGATATTGCGGGTATTTCGATGACTTCCAGCTCGAAGTTTATCTACTATGACAACCTGAAAAAGTGCATCAATCCTCGCCGGAGAAATCCGTTCCGAGTTGAGGAGATCGTTCTGGACTTTTTCGGTCCGGATCGAATTTCTGATTATCTAGACGCCCATCTCCTCAACGAAGAAGATCTTCGAAAGCCATGTTTCATCCATATCGATAAGTCGTTGACAGGAGACGCCACAGGCTTTTCCATGATCAACATTCTTGGTTCTTCTGAAGTCTCCCGATTGCAGAAGGGTGAAATCGTTGAAGTTAGGGATTTGCATTTTAAAGTGCTTCTTGCAGTTGCAATCCGACCAAAATCCGGACAGCAAGTTCCGTTCCATAAGATCAGGGAGTTCATTTATTATCTTCGAGATGAGTTAGGAGCTAATATCCAAGGTGTTTCGTCGGATAGTTTCCAGTCCGCAGATACGCTACAGCAATTGAAGATCCAGGGATTCGAGACTAAAGTAATTTCGATGGACAGAACTCCGACTCCTTACCTTACACTCCGTAATGCGATAAACGAGAAACGTCTGGAAATGTTCGAGCATTCCGTTCTCATCAGAGAGTTAGTCGAGCTTGAAGAAGATAAAATGACAGGAAAAATCGACCACCCAATCAACGGTTCTAAAGATATCGCGGACGCATTAGCAGGAGCAGTTTTCATGGCTTCAAACTACCAAGGTGCCTCCGAAATCGTATACAGAGGTCGCGATGCAGATGTCACTATCTCCTCCATATCGGAAGAATCCAAGGAGCAAGACAGCGACTTGTGGGTTATTGATGATAAGTCGGTAGTTGACGTATTTGACGACGATATTTCGTTGAAACGTTATTTCGGTAGGGTTCTGGACTGGTAGTGACTAAACGGAGGGATCTAATCATGGCAAGACGACGCTTCTTTTCCATTTTTGAGACACTTTTCAGAGAATCCCAACCGTCTAGCGATCCGGCTGTTAGAGTTAACGGTCAATTTCAGGACCATGATCTTGAGTCAATTTTGCAGAAAGCTCACATGAGTAGATGGAATCTAGTCAGCAAAATCCGCGAGTTAAGCACTGATAGGGAAAAGGTCTACAAAGAGTACGAGGCAATGGCAAATGACGTGTTCATTGCTTCAGCTCTTGAATTATACGCTGATGATGCTACCCAGCCTGATGCCACTGGTCGGATTATTTGGGTCACGTCGGAAGATCCACAGTTGGAGCACTTTTTAAATAGTCTGCTCAAAGAACTCCGTATTCAAAGTCGTATCTGGAACTGGGCCTATAATCTTGCTCTGTATGGTGATCTGTACATCCAATTGTTCAGAGACCGGGAAGGAAAGTTGGAGAGATATATTGAAGAGTGGGCCAATCCTGCTACCATCTTCGATCTAACTCGAAAGGGTAAGACTGTCTACTTTGGCGTTCTTAAGGATGCCAGTGACAGCAAAACGTCTGTAGAGTTGCGGCAACCTGATGAATTTGTCCACTTTTACATCAGTAGACTCGTCAAGTCTGAAGATTTGAAAGTTAGTGTTCCGAATGCTAACGGAGAAGCCACGGAGCATGTATACAAAGCCATTCGCGGTACACCAATTATCGAGCCACTTCGTTCTAGTTATCGAATTCTGAGATTTCTAGAAGATGCCCTCATTCTTGCCCGGATTAATAAGTCGGCATTTCTTCAGTTGTTCCAGATCGAAGTTGGGAATCTACCACCTAAGAAAGTAAAGGAATTGGTTTCTAAGTTCAAGCGCTTGATTGATGCTCAAGACAATATCGATCTCTTGAGTGGAGTTTATTCTTCGTCTAAAACTCCTGGTCCGTTCCAAGATCCAATCATCGTTCCTGTTCGTAATGGTCAAGGGTCGATCAGCCATCAAACTATTGGTGGCGATGTTGATATTGGTTCGGTCGTAGATCTCGATTACTTCAAGAACAAAATCTTTGCGGGATTGAAAGTTCCTAAGGCTTTCCTAGGATTTGAGGAATCTCTTCCTGGAGGAATGGGCACAACAGCCCTCACAAAATTGGACGTTCGTTATGCCAGAACAGTTAGACGCCTGCAAACCGCTCTTATTGAAGGAGTTCGAACCCTTCTCAATCTCTTCCTGCTTGATAGCAAGTTTGCGGGTAGCATTAACAACTTTGAAGTTCACATGGTAAACCCATCCTCCGTGGAGGAAATGGACAGATTGTCCGATCTCGAATCCCGTCTGCGTGTTGCCGAAGCCTTACTTGCTATTCTTGATAGTGAACGTGCGAAGTACATCAAAGGTCCAGAATTTGTCAAATACGTATTCACCCATATTATCGACCTGCCTGATATAGAAAAGCTAATTCGTTCGGAAGAAGAAATAAAGTCTAGTAGGATGAGACTTAGAGCCAATTTTGATGAAGAAGAGGAATATGACGATACTGAGGAAGAGGAGTAATTTCTGAGAGGAGGTTCCTCCTATGCAACGGTCGGTGGCTTTGGAAAGTCTTTACGAGATTACTTTCAGTGAGCCAGCCAGTTCTCCTAGGCATCAAGAAGCATGTAGATTGATCGAATTAATGCTCACCACTCCAGGAGTTCCTCAGCAAGTGGTTGATTTTCTGGAAAAGGAAGGCCTTGGAGTTTATAAATCCAAATTTCTGGAGAAGATGAAGGACAAGCGGTTTTATCGAACCTTGAAGTCCTCTATTCAGGAAGGGTATCAAATCGATCACAACACTCTGGCCAAAGCCCTTACGTCTCTAGTTACCCATGCCATCATCGACGTTGAGCAGAAAGAAGTTAGTCTCGACACCGCACGGTCTGAGTTGAAATTGGATAAAATTCTGAGTTTGGTTGAAACTTATCTATCAACCGGTAGACTTCCCGATGAGACAATTTCCGTGATCAAAGAGTTGGTTGAAGAGGTTTGAGAGAATCGGCTCTTCTAGCGGTTCTCAAACGTTTATACTGTCCCCAGGAAGGGTGGAACCCTTCCTGTTTGTAGTCTAAATGCTCCAATTGCGAATACTCACCCGATGAAACGGGTGAGCCAGGAAGGCAAGGAGATTTACCTAACTTGCCAAACAGGGCAGTTATTCGCAGCTGCCCGTCTAATAATCAGATTGATGTCGTAATACTTATTGCTTCAAAATACTTACCTAAATTCCAACAAGATTTAGGGGAGGAGTTGTCATGGCTTTCACGCAAGTGCTCGAACATGAACTCGAAAAATTTCCTTTCCTCTACGTGCCTAAGGAAGGTGAAAAACTGACCGAACTCGAAGGAGTTCAGCGACTGGTAATGCTCGATCGCTATGCTCAGAAGGACGCTCTTCTTGAAACCTTGAAAGAAGGTGACGTGGTTCTGACCACGGTGAAGTATGATCCGAAGTTCCCGACTCAAGGGTACGGAAAAGTGAAGAAAATTAACGATGACGGTACGGTCATCGTTGACATAGAGTATCCTGAGCATGTCGACACGGATGAAGATCTCCACAATCTGGTTCGTCCTCGCGAAGATATTGTCAAGCCTGTGGAAATCTACTGGGAACAAATTGCTTATCGGGTAGCTCGTGGTGCTGCTCAAGCTGAAGAGGAGCCCAAACGAGAGTACTGGTTCCAGAAGTTTTATCATATGCTGAAAAACATGTATTACATTCCCGGTGGCCGAGTGTTGTACGGTGCCGGAAGTGGTGTCGAAGTAACGCTCTTCAACTGTTTTGTGCTTCCGCGTATTCCTGACTCTCGTGGTGGAATCATTGATCATATCCGTTTGGCTGCTGAAATCATGTCCCGTGGTGGAGGTGTTGGTTCCAATATCTCCACTCTTCGACCGAAAGGTGCTCCAGTTTTTGGCGTGAACGGTTACTCTTCTGGTCCAGTTTCTTGGGC